AGTCAATACAGCTAAAAAACAAGCGTCAATGAAGCCAGAATTGCTGAAATTTGTTTTAGAACAGGTATTCGGCAAGCCTCCTCAATCCTTTGAACTTCCGGGTGAAAGTGGAGAACTTGTTTTTAAATGGCGAAAAGAGAAATAGAGATTCCTTACTCTCCTAGAGAGTATTTTGTTCCTTTTCATGAATCTGGCAAAAGATGGAGCATAATTGTTGCCCATAGGAGAAGTGGGAAGACAACTTCAACTATCAACCATCTTTTGAAAGACGCTCTTTTAAAACAAAATACAAGATATGCTTTCGTCGCTCCTTACAGAAATCAATCTAAAGCGATTGTTTGGGATTTTCTAAAGCACTATTCCAACGTCGTTCCAGGGAGGGATTACAACGAATCAGAACTTTGCGCTAAATTTCCAAATGGCTCAAAGATAACTCTTTATGGTGCAGACAACCCAGATGCTTTAAGAGGATTGGGATTTGATGGAGTGGTGTTTGACGAATATTCCCAGCAGCCTTCAAACATCTTTACGGAGATCATTAGGCCTGCTCTTGCGGATAAAGGAGGATACGCAATTTGGATTGGGACGCCTAAAGGCAAGAATGAATTTTGGAGTTTGTATGAGAATGCCGACGAAGATTGGTATAAAACTTTGCTTACTGTAGAAAACACGAAGATTCTTCCTTTAGAAGAACTCAAAGATGCGAAGAAATCCATGTCAGAAGATGAGTTTCAGCAGGAGTTCTATTGTTCGTTTGAAGCTGCGATTAAGGGAGCTTTCTATGCGCAAGAACTTTCAAAGGCAAGGGAGGAGGGAAAAATTACCAATGTTCCCCACGAAAATGGCTATCCCGTTTATACTTGGTGGGATTTGGGAATGGCGGATTCGACAGCAATTCTTTTTTTTCAGCATATTACGAACCAATGGAGATTGATTGATGCTTACGAGAATTCAGGAGAAGGACTGGAGCATTACATAAACTACCTTCAAGATAAAAAGTATATTTACGGCCAGCATTACGCTCCGCATGATATTGAAGTTAGAGAATTGGGGTCAGGACAATCGAGATACGAGACAGCCAGAAGGCTCGGACTTAACTTTAGCATTGTTCCCAATCTTCCCGTGATGGACGGAATCAATGCGGTAAGAAGGAGGTTTGATACTTTATGGATAAGCGAGAAATGTTCAGATTTCGTAAACGCTCTTTCACTTTATAGAAAAGAATGGGATGATAAGAGAGGGGAATTCAAGCCCAGACCCTTTCATGATTTCACTTCTCACTACGCGGATGCTTTGAGATATTGGGCGGTCACTAATTTCAATGTGAATAAAACTCATATTTACAAACCAATGTGGAAGGGGTATAATAGATTATAAGTTGTCATTTTTATTGAAAATATGGTATAATATGAATCAATGCTTGCAGATTTAAACAAACAAGTCCCTGCTTCCGCTTATCAGCCTTCCGAGGATGTGGTAAAATTTACGTCCGATGTGAAAACTGACTACGCCGAGGGAATGAGAATTTTGAATACGCCCTGGGTTGAACTCAACAATCGTTCGGTGATAGATGACGAGAATCGCGGGCAGTTGATGTTTAACGCTTTTGTTGATGAAGAAACTGACGACCCAAGTGAAGCTTGGAAATGGAGAGGAACGCGCTCCATGGCCCGGAATAAAGGAATAGTGATGCATGCTCAACTGACGGCAAATTATCTTTTGCCTCTTTTTATTGCCCAAAACGAGGAGGATGAGATAGATGTGGGGATGTCTGAGATAATGAGGGATGTCATAGAATGGATGGCCCAACCTATCAATTCCGATTATCAGAACTCTTTTCTTCAAATTGTTATCGGGATGGAAACGAATCCCGTCACTTTTTTGGGTGCGGAATACTTTGAGATTTACCAGAAAGTCAGGGAGAAAACTCAAAAAGGCTGGGAGGTTAAGGAGATTTTGGATGAGGTTTTATCCGGTTTCAAAGCTCCCATCTGGTCGGCCTCGCAGGTTCTTATCACTAATGCTTACGAAAGAAACATTCAGCGCCAGCGCAGAATAATTAAGCGTCGGTATGTTGAGAAATCAGAGTTGGAAGCAAAGTGGGGAAAGCATCCCAACTGGATTTACGTTCAAGACGGAATTAAATCAATTTACAGCGAAGAGGAAGGGCTTTTCTATGACGTTAAAGATTCGGAGCATCCTTTTTTAGTGGCGGAGGAAACCGCTTTGACCAGAAGGGATGACAATGAAGTCACTTTTCTCGGCGGTATTTATATGGGAAATGAAAATATAGAAGATAATCCCGTTGGGCATCGTGATAATCGGGGAGCTCCGAAATACAATGTGACGCCGTTCGGATTTTCAAGAATTGGAGACCATTTTTTTTACTATAAATCAATGATGAACTCTTTGGGCTGGGACAATTCTTTATACGACGCAATGAGCGAAGTGGTGATGAACAATGCTTTTCTGGAGCAAGACCCGCCGACTGCGGTTTATGGGACGGATGAGATAGACAGCTCTCTGAATTTCCCCGGGGCTGTAGTTCCGCTTACCGATAAAGAGGGCAGGGCTACTCCTATCTTCCCTCCTAAAAACTTTGCGGCGGGATTTAACGCTTTGCGAGAAACTGAAGAATCAATAAACAAAGGGTCGCTGAACGAAACTATGTCGGGTCAGTTGCCGCAAGCATCACAGAAAGCGTTTACGGTGGCTCAAGCAATGGCCAATACCAGAAAACTTATCGGTGCGGTGGCTAAAAATCTGGCTCAGTCTATAATCCAGTATGGGGATTTGATGAAAGATATCGCTATCAATCATGTCACGATTCCGCAAGTTGAAGAACTAACTGGAGGAAGAATGAAACTCAATTATAAATCTTTTTTGCTTGAAAATAAAGAGATAGGTGGAAAGACTTTGAATAAAAAGATAAAATTTGACGAGTCTTTAATCGGGAAGAAAATGTCGAAGAAGAAAAGAAATGAGAAATCCCTTGACCTTTTGTCTGAAATAGGGTATCCTGACAACAAAGAACATCTTTATCTTGTAAATCCCGAAAGATTTGCCAAGTTCAAATATCTTGTAAAAGTTGATGTGGAAGAAATGTTCGCAAAGAATCAGGAATTTATGCAACCAATGCTTACAAATCTTTATACCTTATTGGCTAATGATCCTTTAGTGGACAGAGAAGGTTTGTTGAGAAGATTGTTTCGTTCTTACTTTCAGAGCAGTGGAGATGAATTGGTAAAAGAAACTCCTTTGGAACTTCCGCAGGAAACAGGAAAAGTTCCGTCAACCATGCTTGGACAGATGATGCAGGGTAAAGAATTATCAAAAGCAATAACTGGAGCAGTTTAAAGGTCGTTTTTAACAGTTAATAAGAATTTATGGCAGAAGACATAAAAGGATATGAGATAGTCAACTCGGACAAGTTTGAACGGGCCGTTAACGGCTCTATAGGCTCAGGAGGAGCTTTGCATGGCGGAGTTGGCGAGAAAGCTTCCAATGAAGCGAAACTCGCTGAATACGACAGGTTGGGAGGTCTTATTCGTAAAAAGGGACACAACATCAAAATGGGTTCTTTCTACGACTTTGCAAAAAAGAAGCCGAGAGAGAAACCTGAAATTGTATTCGTTTTTAGAAACTTAAACGGAGTTGAAGTGGAAGTTCCCGAGGGTGAAGAAGTGCCGTTGGAAGTTCAGGCCGCCGAGCTTGCCAAAAAGAAAGGCAAAAAAGTTAAAAAGGATATTGAGGAATGAAAATCTGGTTGATTAAAAAATTGGGCTTGAGAGATGAAGTTCTTACCCAAGCCGTCAGAAAGCTTTACAATACCATTGGGCCGGAAGATATTTTAAAGCAGAACACAGAGGGACAATGGATAGTCGAGGGTAGGGTAATTTCTGAAGCCGAAAAGCAGCTTCTTATTTCCGAGGCCAACCAATTTCTTTCAACCAAGTTATGGAAAGTTTTGCAGGCGGACATTAAGTATCAATCAAACAAGAAAATGTATATTGAATCGAGGTCGGTAGATGACATTACTTTCGGAAAGATGTGGACCTATACTTTGGATGCCATCAAAACCCGATTGCAAAGTTTAGCGAAAGGTTCAGGACACTTTAACATTTAACAATTGCTCGAATCTATGGTATAATAGAGACGAGGGCGTCTCAGATAATCAAAGTTCCAAGATTATCTGAGTTGCTCTCAAAGAGCAGACTACGCCTGATGGCGATGTTCCTACGGGAACTTAAACAGAGCACCAACTCTATAAACTAGATGTTTATGACTGAAGAAGAAAAAGCCGAACTTGCGGCCAAGCAAGATGCTGAATTTGAGGCAAGTTTGGAAGGCCTCTCCGATGAGGAGAAGGAAACCAAGCGAGCCGAAAAAGAAGCTGCACATTCAAAAATAGATTACGAGGCCGAACTTAAAAAGCTTCGGGGAGAAAAAGTCAAAGAGGAAGAAGCGCGTAAGAAAGCCGAAAAAGCGTTAGCTGATGCGGCTTTCAGAGAGCGTGAGAGAAAACGGCAGGAGGAGGAGCTTGATAATCTCGACAGGGACGATGATAAGCCCCTTACTGCGGGGCAACTGGAAACGATTCTTTCAAGAGAACGCCAGATGACCCAGACCGAACTTCAGCGTTCGGAAGCGTCAAGGATTATAAAATCCAAGACTACTTCTGAAGTCGAAGCTAGTCTTGTCGAGGAAATTTTCGGTTCAATGACTTTTCCTTCCCATTACACTTTGGAGGATAAAGTGGATTCGGTGATAGCGGTGGCTAACCGCTCAAAGCTTATCGGAGAGCGGAATGAGGCTTTGCGTGCGTTAAGGAGCCGCCAAACGGCGGAAACCGGCGCGGCTGAAACTCATCACGACGCTCCGAAAGCCGGAGAGCCAAAACTTCCCGCCGATGAGCTTCAGGTCTTGAAACAGCAGGGATTCTCTTGGAATCCAATTTCCAAACTCTATGAGAAAAAACTCTCTGGAGGGCGGATGCTTGTCAGAGACCCCAAAGACAAAAAAGTTCGCCTTGTAAAGTAATTACAAAGCGGATATTTCCTAGTCGGGAAAGAAAACGCAAAGCGAGTAAAATCGCGACGTAATTTAGTCTACTTAAAATGAGAGGAGATTTACAAGTTATAGGCTTTGCCCAAACTCTTCCTCGCCAGATTCCCGCTTCGGCTACGAGATATGTTCCAGGAGAGCCATTGTATTCAGATACGACTCTTGGTTCGGGTCTTAATGTCGCAGGTTCTTCGGTTGCGGTCAATAAATACATTTTGCCTGCGACTGACATCTGCACGGTGGCGACTGATAAATTTGGAGGAATTGCCATTAGTCACGCAGTGCCTTTCGGCACCGGGACTCTGGTGGCTCATGAAGCGCAAGCATCGTGTCCGATTCCCTGGTTGGGAAGAATTCGCGGACGAGCGGAAACCATCGCGAGCGTTGACACCGAAACAGAACTTCTTCTGTTAATCGGTGATGTCGTTTTAATCGACTACAGCGCTACTGGCGGCGCGGACGGTGGGGAACTCTACACCATTAAGGAAGTTGGGTCAACTGACGCTGCTGCTTTTGAGATTGTTGACGGCAATCCTGCCAAGTCAACACTTGATGTGTTGGTGGATGGGCGAGCTTACAGAAGCGATATTACTGCCTAATGAGGACTAGCCGCCTAGAATCGGCTAGATTATTAACTTACTGAAATTCAATGAATCCAACTGGAGGACACACATACGGATTATCGCCTGACGCATGCCAGGTCGCGATAGACGCCGTGATGTATGAAGAGTATTCAAGAGAACAACAGCCCGCTTATCTTAGGGCTTCAGACTCTTTCTTCTTTAAACAGGATACTACTGACAAGCTTGCCTTTATTTGGGATGTGGATTCCAATGTGGGAGCTTTCCAAAAAACTGGCGAACAAGAAGAAATTCTGAACACGGACACTCGCATCGGAAACCAGAAAACCAAAACCTCCCAGAAATACACAAAGCAAGTGCCTATCTCTGACGAGGCGTTTCGCGCTGATGCCGTAGGTAAACGCGCACGCATTGGAACGCAAGTGGGGGACCGCGCTCGATTGACTCAGGACTCGGAAAGCATTCTCAATACTTATGGGGACGCTTTCGCCGGTTCTATCAATACCACTGATGATGCGGTGGCGTTAGCTTCAAACTCTCACGTAACCATCAAAGGGCTCACGGTGGACAACCTTGAGACTGGCGCTTTGACTCCTGACAACCTTTGGACAGCAGTGACTTCACTTGCCAACCAAAGAGGACAAGACGGCGATGCAGGTTCTCATGTATATGAGGGACTACTTGTTCCGTTTACTCTCTACAAAACGGCCAGAGAGGTTCAGAACTCTCAACTGATTGCAAATTCAGGCGAGAATAACCTGAACATCTTTGACACAGATTACGGAAACGTAATGATTCGGGCTTCAATCTTTTTGGGCTCGACTTACAATTCCAACTCTAATGCCAACACTTCCTACCACCTGATTTCCCGGAATCACATGATTACCCGCAAGGTCTTCTATGACCTTACGACAGTCATGATTCCGCCTACAAGCACCGCCAATGACACTTACCTTTATCGGGCTAAGTATCATGAGAGCGTGTTTCCGGGCTCTTGGACGGGATATGTCGGTTCTAACGGGACAACTGCTTGATTATTAACTTAACCAACCACCATGAAAGAATATATTAAACTCGTTGCAGTAGCTCTCATCGGAGGGCTTGTCGCGGGCTTGGTAGTGGGCTGGTTGGTTCGTAATCAACCAAGTCCTTTAGGAACGAGGTTTCCGAATTCGGGAATTGCCGTAGGAACGACTACTCAAGCCGGAACAGGCGATATCATCGTGGAAGATGAAGCAAGATTGGGCGACTTGCCGGTTCAGGGAATTAGGCTTGATTTGGCTTCGGGTGTGCGAATTGCCACTTGGCAAAACACCACCGGAGCGACTGCCTATGTTCCTTTCGCTGATGCAGGTTTTACAGGCGGCACGGCTTCTTCTTCCTTTGACATCGCTTTATTCGCAACTTCCTCGGCGGCTTCGGTTATCCAAGCCCTTGACTTTAGGGAATTAAACGACAATTACAATATCAACGGATTTCTTATCCGCACCACCTACGCCACTTCTTCTGCAGCCACAACTACGAATAGCGTGATGGCTGTTTTGGACAGGCAAGGGAACGGAATTGTAGCTGTTCCAAACAACGGCTACATTCATTTCTTCCTGCAGGATGGTGATGCGAATTGTCTGGGTTATGGAACTGGAGCTTGTGAGACTGCGACTTCGACAAATAGGGGAATGACGGGCTTATTTGCCCACTTCCTCTATTACAGATAGCGTTTCCACTCTCTCCCTTGCTGGGGAGAGGGATGGGAACGCTAACCTTAAAAATTTAATTTAACAAAATGAAGAAAAAATACGTGATTGTCGTAATTATTCTTGGGCTTCTGGCCT